TTTAGTGCTATAGGCACTACTTACGGTTCTGCAGATTCATCACATTTTAATGTTCCTGACTTACGTGGTCGTGCTGTTGCTGGTCAAGATGATATGGGTGGAAGTTCTGCTAATAGATTGACTTCTCCAATTAATGGTGATACTCTTGGTGCCACTGGTGGAGATGAGTCCGTGTCCGTGTCTGCTTCTGGGTCAAGTAATTCACATAGTCATACGATCAGCACTCACGGAGCAACAGGTAACCAACTATCGACATCATCAGTAAGTCTTACTTTTTTAGAAAATTTAAGCACAACTGCAAATGTACTTCAACCAACAATAGTTTTAAACTACATAATTAAGACATAGAGGATAACATGGGAATAAATGAAGAGAAAGCACAAGGGTTATTAAATTTAACTGATTGGACACAATTGCCTGATTGTGGATTAACAGATGTTTGTATAGCAAATTTTAAAAGTTATAGAGAAAGTTTAAGAACAATACGAAGAACTAATCCTGCTAATCCTACTTTTCCAACTATACCTAGCGAAGAGTGGAAAAGTTAAATATAAATATTTAGAATTAGGAGTTTATAAATGCCGATATATGACGCTCAATCAACAAATGAGAGTAAACAACAGGCCCGAGAATATGTAGACTTAGATTTGTTCTTTGGAAAAAGGAGTTCAGATTTAGATGTTGCTGTTACTAAAAATGCTCAAGCAGTTAAACGATCTGTAAGAAATTTAATTTTATATAATCAATATGAAAAACCTTTTCACCCAGAAATATATTCTGGTGTTATGGATTTCTTATTTGAATTAGCAACACCTATTACAGCAGAAGCAATAGCAAGAAGAATACAAGATGTTATTAATAACTTTGAACCACGAGCAAAATTAGAATCAGTAAGAGTTATTGCAAAACCTGATACAAATTCTTTTGATGTATCTATAGAATTTTTTGTCATTAATAATCCAACAGAACTTGTAGATATGAGTCTTATGTTAGAAAGATTACGATAATGTCAACCACAGTAAATAAAAAAAGATTAAAAGTTACAGAATTAGATTTTGATGAAATAAAAAATAATTTAAAAACATATATGAAATCACAAGAACGATTCAAAGATTACGACTTTGAAGGTTCTGGTTTAAGTGCATTACTAGATGTTCTTGCATACAACACTCACTATCTAGCATTTAACGCTAATATGTTAGCAAATGAAATGTTTTTAGATTCTGCATCTTTACGATCTAGTATATCTTCTCATGCAAAAATGTTAGGATATGAAACAACATCAGCAAGAGCTCCAATAGCAACATTAAACGTATCACTTACAACTTCTTCTGCAACAAAAACAATGCCAGCTGGAACAAAGTTTAGTACATCAATAGATGGAACTGCTTATTCTTTTGTAAGTGTGTCAGATGTAACCGCAAAAAATGTAGGTACTACAGTAAACTTTGACAGTTTATCAGTTTATGAAGGTAGTTATGTTACAACAAGATACACAGTTGATTCTACAGATGTAGAACAAAGATTTTTATTAACAGACAATAGAGCAGATACATCAACACTTACTGTAAGTGTAATAAATTCTTCCTCAGACTCAACTACAACAACTTATACAAAGGCAACTGACATTACACAATTAAGTTCAACATCTACAGTTTATTATTTACAAGAAGCAGAGATAGGTAAATATCAAGTTTATTTTGGAGATGGTGTAGTTAGTAAAGCATTAGATGATGGGAATATTGTTTTATTACAATATGTTGTTACGAACAAAACTGCAGCTAATGGTGCAAACTCTTTTACCCCACCTTCAACTATTGATGGTGTTTCTAATATTACAGTAACAACAGTTTCTAGAGCAGTTGGTGGTGCAGAACCAGAATCATTAAATTCTATAAAAACAAATGCTCCACTAGATTATGCATCACAAGGTAGAGCTGTAACATCAAAAGATTTTGAAGTTTATGTTAAAAAACTTTTTGGAAATGCACAAGCCGTTTCTGTGTTTGGAGGAGAAGATGGAAGTTTTGATTCTAGTTTAGGAGTTACATCAACTCCATCATACGGCAAAGTTTATATTTCAATTAAGTCAACAACAGGTGCAAATTTAACATCCTCTGAAAAATCTAGTTTAGTCAATAGTCTTAAATCATATGTTGTTGCATCTATTACACCAGAGATTATAGACCCACAAACAATTTTTTTACGATTAACAACAACATTTAATTATGATTCTAATTCCACAACAAAATCTAATTCTCAACTTGTTACTAATGTTACAGATACTTTGAGAACATATAATACTAATAGTTTACAATCTTTTGTTGGTCAGTATAGAGCGTCTGAGGTTACAAAAAAGATAGATGAAACTGATACATCTATTTTAAATAATACGACCAGCGTCAAGTTATCTATGTTTATAACACCAACATTAAGTACCTCATTATCGTATAATTTAAATTTTAGTAACGCATTACTTAATCCAGAATCTGGGTACCTAGCATCAACTGGTGGTATTCTTTCTTCAACTGGGTTTAAAATTACAGGTAATGATAACGAAATGTTTTTTGATGATGATGGCGCTGGTAACATTCGTATGTATTATTTTGTAGGAACTACAAGAACATATTTTAATAGTCAGGCTGGAACTATAACATATAGTAGTGGTGAAATTAAAATTAATACACTAAACATAGCATCTGTATCAAATGTAGATGGTGCAACGTCAACACAAATAAGACTTATTGTTACACCAAGTGGAAATGATATTGTGCCAGTAAGAAATCAGTTATTAGAAATAGACTTTACAAATAGCACAATAACAGCACAAACAGATACAGCAACAGTAAGTGGTAGTGCAACTACTACTACTTCAACAGGCACAAGCACAACTACTACAGTTACAACTACGAGTGGCTCTACTAGTTACTAGGATTTAAAATGAGTAATAATGACTCAACATTAAAGAATAAACTATCTTCTATAGTTAAAGAACAACTGCCTGATTTTGTTAAATCAGATCATGATTTATTTGCTGATTTCATACAACAATATTATGCTTTCTTAGAAACAACAAAAATGAAAATAAGCACAACTGCTTATTATCTAAAACAAGAACCAGAAACAACATCATACATTTTACAAGAAACCAATAAGGAAGAGTCCGAAAGATTTGTCTTAGAAGAAATAAAACAATTCGTAAACGGAGAAACAATTACGGGTTCTACATCAAAAGCAACGGCAACTGTTGTTGTTGAAAATGCTCGTGAAGGTCATCTTTATGTAACAGGTGATTCAAAATTTGTTACAGATGAAACTATAACAGGTTCTACTTCTGGTGCAACATCTACAATAACAGAGTTAAGAGATAACCCTGTAAGAAACATACAACAATTATTATCATATGCTGATACAGATAATACAATATATGATTTTCTTGATCAGATAAAATATTCTTTTATGAACGCTATACCTAAAACATTAGCATCTGGTGTTTCAAGAAGAAATTTAGTAAAAAGTATTAAAGACTTATATTCTGCAAAAGGAACTAAAGAGGGTCATAAACTTTTTATGAGATTATTGCTTGCAGAAAATTCTGAAATAATATATCCAAATCAATATATGATAAGAATGTCTGATGGTAATTGGAAAGAGAATGTAAAGATAAGAGTTTCATCAACTGGTTCATCTGGGTCAGAAGCATTAAACAAAGTTATTACAGGTGGAACATCTCAAGCCACAGCAACTGTTTCTGATGTTTCAACTTTTCAACAAGGTGTAATATCGGTCATAGAGTTTACAATAGAGGATTATAAGTTTGGTATCAATTTAGATACTTTATCATTAAGTGGGTTTGTATCTGGCGAAACAATTACTGCAACCTCTGTTACAAGTGATACAGAAATATCTTTTACAATTAAAGATATTATTTCAACAACATCAATATCAAATGATGGTATTTTAAATACAGCAAATGAAGATTTAGTAGTAGACTCTTCAAAAGGAAATGGATTTGGTTCAGTTAAAGTTGGTACACTAAATGGTGGAGGTATTAGTGAGGTATTTGTAGATACTGTAGGGAGTGGATATGAAGCTGGAGAGAAAGTATTATTTTCAGGTGGAACGGATATCATACCAGCCGAGGGATTTATTTCGGTTATTGGTGGGGGAATATTATTAGAGTCTGGAACAGATTCTACAGGCACAGGTACAATACTTATAGAATCTGGTTCAGTATTAATAGACGAACCTTTTAATATAGCATTAGAAAGTAAAGAAGTTTTAAATGGACCTTTTTATCTTTATGGAACTGCTGGATTAACTATATCAGATGGAACTGCTCAGAATAGTGCTGGTAAAAGAGGATATTTTTATCCAATTTATTTAACAGAAACCACAGCTAAAGCTGCCGATTCTGATAGTTCTGCCACGGAGCAAACATTTAACGAATTTCCAGGCATTACATTTTATATGCCAACCTCTACTGCACAACGAGCTGTAGATAATTTAACCTCAACTGCAGCTGCATATCAAGAGTACCCAGACAGCAATGTTGATTTATTATTATTAGATAGAACCACTAGTGGTGGTGCTGATGCTGGATTTAATATATTAATGAATAATACCCAAACAAGTTTAGACTTGCATGGTACGGCCACAGA